CTGCCGCCATTGCAGGCCGCAGGTGTGGTCGCGGTGCGACCTCGTAACCTGTCTTGGTCGTCTTTGAATACTGCTGGCCCTTCTTCTTGCCAGACTTGTACGTCTTGGTAGCCGTGAACTGCGATGCCGGATGCTTGAACGGATAGCCCGGCCCGATCCCGTACTCCAGGAACAGTGCGTGCCACTCCGTAGATGCGACCCGCCACCCACCTTCGATCTTGGAGCGGAACAGCGAATCCTTCAGCGCGTGTGTGTCCTTTGCAGGCGGATCGCCTGGCGCACTCGCCCTGTGTTCACCACGCCGACCAGATGGGACGACATACGACCGACCGTTCGCGCCGCGTATGGTGCGGAACTCGTTCCCGTACCATACACCTTGGGCCGCACCAGCTCGACGATTCAGAAGGCTGTACCACTCTTCGTGCAGTACCTTCGCGCCCGCTTCAAGCGCAGCCTCACTAGCAGGACCGAATTGGGCGAAGATTCCGGTTATGGGCGATGTGATGACGATCTTGCCCATTACGCGAGACCGTCCGCTTCCTTGGCATCGTTATCGAGTTGCACTGTCGCCTCGATATGATGATCGAACTTCTCCACGAAGATGACCCGGTAATACTCACCTGCATACGGTGCCGAGGTCGCCTTCACGATATCATTCACTGCGATAGATACACCCGGCTCAAACCACATCCGGTGAGTCGCTACCTCCTCGATACCCGCATTCGTCAAACGGTCACGCCCGCGCATCGCCTGCACGTTCGTGATCACCCCGACAACCTTATTGGGGTACGTCCATACACTCTCTGTCTTGCCGGTCGGGACCGTACGAGTCGGCGTACCTGACAGGGTCGCCTTATGTACGAGCAGCCGCTTAATAGGAGCTGCCATCGAGATCGTCCGTTGTGCCGTAGTTGTCGTCCATCCCGACACGAACGCCAGGCTGGACACGGTCGGTGTTCGCCTCATTCACTGCCTTGAGCGACTTCGAATGCGCGACCATTGCCGGTACTACCGACCGTCGCGCACTCATCGTCAACTCGTCGATCAGTTCCGATACGAGCCGTTCGTAGGCTTCCGCCTTACGTGACAGCGTCTCTGATACCTGACCGATCCTGTATGTGCTTTCGCTTGCGAACTTCGCTGCGATCCCCTTGGCGACATTGATCGACGCCTTGATGATCTGACGCGGGTCAGTCGCAAACTGTGTGAGTTCGTATTCGATCTCTTCGTCCTGGACGATCGGATCGTCCGAGTCGGTATCTCCGACCTTCCAGCGTACAGCGTCCTTCTCGGACGACGATGGATCGCAGGAGTACGTCCAGGTCATCGGATCAGCCTCCCTCTAGGAACGAGACCAGATCGTGTTTCGTGACCGACCCACCGGAGCCTGTACCTGTGATATCGCCGAGACTGTGGCCTCGCTCGCCCAGTAGTGCGACGAGTTCGGCCTTTTTCAGTCCACCTAGATCCTCGGCCACAGCCACCACCGGCTCCTTCACTGGAGCCGGCAGTGGTGCAGCGTCTGAATCCTCGACGACTCGGACGTAGTCCATATGGACCCACGGTCCGATTTTCATAAATGGCTCAACCACGATCTCATCACCGGGCTGAAGCCATTCGCCCCGGTGTCTGAGGCGTCGGTTACAATAGTACCTTTTCGCCATCAGACCCCTCCGCGCTCAGATCAGGCGTTGATGTCGCTGAAGAAGATCCCCAGGTCGCTCGCGACCAGCTTCTGCGTATACGCCATCCGCAGAACCATATAGTCACTGAATGCCTGATCGAGACGCATCCGCTGGATCACTCCACCGAACGCATTCATCTCGCCCGGAATCAGTCCCGTCCAGGCAAACTGATATCCAGCGGACGGCACTTCGATACCCGGCGACGGCGCGGCATAGCAGAGCAGTGCCGATTCCTTACCGAGGATGAAGTCGTAAGACGCAGTCGCGCCCTCGACCGCACTGTTCTGGACACTCATCGGTACGATGACTTGATCGAGACCGAACAACTCCGCGAGCAGATCGTCAGTGACGATCCCCTTCTGCGAATACTGGATTCGGCCGACGATGTCGGCGTGATCGACGAGCGTCTGGTACGCATCCGTACCGATGACCAGCGTGTTCGGCTTGTAGCCGGTCTGTGACGCCATCGCGAAGGTCGAAAGGCGGATATCGCCGATCGGATCGCTACCAGCGGAATTCCAATGCAGGAACTGATCGCCGGTCGGGGTCGGATCGCCAACGCGGTCCGTGCCCCAGATGCTCGTACCGAAGTACGTAGCCGCCCAGATCCTGTCCAGATGGACGAGGGCTTGCTGCGTCAGCAGGTTCGCTGCCGCACGGTCGGGGTTCAGAGGATCGTCTGCGTTCGCACGCACACGGTCATCGATGGTGTGGGCTGCGGCCCACTCGAGTGCTGTGTAGGTGTCCGTCGTGATTTCGTAACCGATCCGGGGAGCTTCTCCACCGAGCGGACGAACGGCAAGCTCGTCACGCCAGAAGAATGACCGATCAAAGATCGGGTATACATCGGAAGCCTTCGAAACGGGTACGATCGGGAACACCTTCCCCGCGACGAAATTCGTCGCCTGCTGGAAATATGCAATCGACAGATCCGTGAGGAACTTATCGACGTGCATATCGGAAGGCAGAGGTTGTGGCATTGTCTATGCTCCTGTATCTGAAGTCTGTTACTCGATCAGTAGATGCTCTGGGCCACGACGACTGTTACCAGCTCGTTAGCCGTAGAAGCGCCACTGAGGGTCACGCCGACTACTTCTTCTGCCGCGAGGTTAGCCGTAACCGCGCGTCCAGTGGAATCGGACGTGAAACGGACTCCAGTTGCGATTGCCGCACCAGCTTTGACCTTCGTGATCCCGAGGACCACGACACTGACGATATCGCCAGCGGCAGATGCGCCATCAACGCAGACACCGAACCCGGTATCTACTGCAGCCTGCGTGACCTGATGGTCAGCAGTGCCCTTTGCTACGATTTCGTACTGTCCTGGGACAGTAGCCTCTGCGGTGTACGACCACAGTTGCTGAAATCCTTCTTTCGCCATTGAATTTCTCCCTTACGAGCCTGACCGCGCTTCGTCGCTCACCTGCTTGGCAAGCGCGCGGTCGTTCTTGAGAACTTCGTCCACGCTCACGCCTTGCGACGTGGCTCGCTTCTGAGCGGTGTCGTACGCAGATCCCTCGTTGTCTGAATCGCCCGTGTTCCCGAGCTCCCTGAAGAGTGCGGACTTGCTGACGACCTCGGACAGGCCCGTGAGCCAGGTCTCCAGCGCGGCGTATGTATCGGGATCGTCGTCTTCGACCTTCATCATCAAGTTCGCCACCATCTCGGCATCGCCGGGCAACTTCAGCCCTTCGGCCTTGGTGATGAACTCAGCAGTGCGCTTCTCCTGGCGCTCATCGTCGAGTGCCTTCTGAAGCGTCTTACGCTCTTCGTCGGAGTCGTGACGTTCACGCCACAGACGTTCCAGAGCGGGCCTCACAGCTTCCGGCACTCCACTCAGGTCGAGTGTGCCATCGGCCTTGGTGATCGCGGCCATCGGGTCGTCCGAACCCTCGGCCTCTTCTACTGCCTCTTCCACTACGTCTTCCACCACGTCCTCGACGATATCCTCAACGACCGGCTCCTCAGTGAGGAAACCAGACTTGATCATCATCGCCTTGACGATTTCGGGTGTGACGGTGTCGCGGTGAGCGTTCAGGAGCCTGAACGTGCCGCGCATTGCGGCGATCGTGTCTTCGGGAAGGTCGTGTTCGGCCAGAACCGCATCGAGTTCGGCCTCGTTCTCTGCCTCGGTCTCGAGGATCAGGGCGATCAATTCGTCCACGGAACGGTCTCCCTCGTTTTTGGTGACCAGGAACCGACGTTTATTGGCTGGCGCATCGACGAGGCTGACCTCGACGACCTCCAGTTCCGCAAGTCGTGCCATTGATTTTGTCCTGTGATACAGCCGCGCCAGAAAGGATCGGCGAGTTGTGTCTCGTATAATCGTGGGCAGGTATGGCAGAAGAGATCGCCTTGGACTGCCCGTCTATATGTACGCGCGGAACCCCGCGCGGTCAAACCTTTTGCGCGAACCCTCCGATACTGAAGCCGGTATACTCGCCAGCCTTCACGGCGGCCCACATCTCATCATCCTCGACCTTGATGGTCATAACCCACGATCCCTGCTTGACTTGCTCACCGCCAATCTCGAGATCCTGTGGCGCGATATACGACTCGACGAGTTTCACGCCGACCGGCGCAGGCTGGCTGTGCTGATCGCCAACAACCTGCGAATTCAGCATATATACGTATGCCGCCTGCTCGATCTCGCCTGCCATCGTGATATCGCCGTGCGCGTCGAACTCGCCAGGCTCCATCACCACACCCGTCACTAGTCGCTGCTCCTCGTTCGCCTTGAACACCTCGCCGCTGACGAACAGTTGGCCGGAACTCGTCATCGTCTCTGATGTTGAACCGCCCCACGAGTCTTCGGTGACCCACATCGTCTCTGACGGACCCATATACTCGACCCGTGCGTAGCCGCTCTCTACACCATCAGTCATCAGCGGCATATTGAAGATGCTCGTCGCGGTCTCCAACTGCTTCGCACCTACCCGCTTCGTCAGCTCGTCGGCACGCTTCATCCGGTTCTGTTCGCCGACTTCCGGTTCACGCCTGACCTGGTGCCGGATCTTCCGCAGCTTCCTGATGATTTCGCCGCGATCACCGTAGTATCGGGTCGCGATCGGGTGCGGTAACCAGCCATCGGTCACACCGTACAGTGCCTTCTTCGCTGTACGGCCGAGCGCGATCACGTATGCCGGATCGGTATCCTGTAGTGTCTTCAGGACTTCCGGCATATGCAACTCGATTTCGGCTGGCGTCGGGTCGCGCAGGTTCCCGTCAATATCGACGCAGAGTGTCGGCACGAGGTTCATCAGTAGCACTTCGCCACGCCGCATCTCGAGTGCCGCGAGATACAGGTCGCGGAACGTCTCGCCGGCAGGCCCGGTCATAGGCTTCCCGCGTATCACGTCCGTATAGTCCGGTGTTGCACCTACAAACGCGATTACGGGCTTGTCTGGGCCGTCAGCCCTGCACATACGCTCCACGGAACTCATCAGTCCTCCATATCGTCTGCGGCTGGTTCAACTACGGCTTCCACATTGATGTCAGATTCGTCGGATACACTCTCGACGTTCGACGGGAGGTTCGCCGCCGTACGCAGGTAATTCGCGGTCTCTGTGTCGGCGAGACTAATCCCGGCCGTCTGTAGGTTGCTGACGTAGTCGCCGAGCATCTCAAGGTCCGGTTCCTCTACCGTACCGTGGATCAGCATTGGAGCGCGTTCCGGGTCCATACCGTTCAACTGCAGTAGACGCGGGATCGCGTGACGGTTGAACCCATCACCGATGATATTCAGGAACGAGTCGATCGCGACCGCGAACAGATGGAGCTTGGATTTCGATAGTGCGAACGATCCGACGTTCTGATGGCCGAGCAGCACGAAATCAGCGAGGATGGACATTGCGATCCGGTGATCCCAACGCGAGATGATCCGGTCGGTATCGAACTGGCGACGACCGCCAGTCGTCATCAACTGGACATCGTAGAGTGCGTTACCGTTCTCGTCGAACACGGCAGGGATCAGGATGCCTTCCTGCTCGTCACGTCGCAGGTTCGTGATCATATCGAGGAACGCCTGCTTCTGCGCTCGCTCTTCGTCACTCGCATTCGCGTCGAGGATCTCGGGCGGTACGAACGCTTTCGGTAGACCGGCAAGGTCGCGTTCGATACCGACGCCCTCTACCTCTTCGATCCGCTTCTTAATGTGCCAGGACCGATACGAATTACGGAGCAGGCTCTTGCCCTGCGGGTTGTTCTTGCGGCTACG